TAAAAATTTAATTATATTTCACTCAATATAATTAAAATAAATTACATATCTTATTTCAAAAGGTCGTTAGCAATAGGTTTTACGTTATATTGTGTAGCAACATCTTTTTCAGTTGGTCCAAACATTATATTATTTAATCTTGTCATAAATCCTTCACTTGTTTCTTCTTCCAAATCTTCGCATGTATATGTGTTATTGGGATTTGCTCGAAAATGACTTTGTGCGTATTCTTGACGTGTTTCTGAAATTTTACTGTTAATGCTTTCTCTAACATGATAGTATAAGTCAACCTTATTTTGTTCTTTAAGGAATTGACTTATGAATTGACTTCCACCAAGAGCACTAAGTTTAAATTCATATATAGTATGATTTCCAGATGGGAATTGAACCGGTTCAGCCATAAGTGGTTGATCATTTCCATTAAATAGTTCAAGTTTTGCGTGTTTCATACATCCTGCTATTGGGGTATAGAATACAATAGATGCAAGGTCATTTCGTGTTTTAGCAACAGATAATGTTAATGTAAAACCATCAACTTCATCATTTAATGTTGTATCTTTTGTTAATCCTCCATGATAAAATGTATTAATATCTCCATCAAGCATATGTTTTGCGTTCACATGTTTTCCATTAATTTCGGTTTTCATAGATGAATTAACTTGTGATTCTGTAGTTCCACTTGAAACAACAAGTGTTGAACCTGGTGCTATATTTGTTAGACCATCTGTATCAGCGGCACCATCATCTGTGTTATATTTACCGATTGTTTGTTCTATTACTTGAACTTGACTAAGAGTTACAATACCATTTTTAATATCAGTTTTAATTGCTTTAACTGAGTCACTGTCAGTTTCATTTAAAATTATTCCAGGAAGATTATTTGGGTGTGATTCTGCAGGTTTACCAGAACTAACCATTCCATCTAATTGTGAGCTGTTATTCATATCATAATCATTATTCATTACATGGGGTTTGAATGTTACTTTAATTTTCTTTACAGCTGTATCTTCAGGTATATTAAATGATGAACTACCGTAGTTAAGAAGGTTATATCGTTTTAGATATTTTTTATATAAAGGTTCTCCATCTTCACATATTCCATAATTATCTGAGTCATTAGAAGTAATAATATTACTTGTATCTAATCCTTGAGGGAAATCATCTGGGTGACTATGTGAGTAATTTCCATGAGAGTGTTCGGTTGAGTTTGATGTTGTGTTAGATGATTCATTTGTATTGTTTTCATCTACTTTTTCTTTTAGATCATTAATTTCATCAAGAAGAACTTGTTTTTCATCACGTTTTTGTTGTTGATTAACTTCAGTATATCTAAATATTCCAAAAATAAGAACACCACCTAAACCTATTAAGGCAGCACCTGCTAAACCGTTTACTATTCCTAAAACAATAAACGCTGTAATCAATAATGTATAACCTATAAACAAAGTAAGAACATTTATCAATTGTTGGCTATCCATATTTTGCTGTTGTTGATGATAAAGTTTATTTTCTGTTGCCATTATTATATATTATTGCATATATAAAATTACCCTAATGTCTAATGTTTTTTTGTATTTTTTTTATTACTATGCTTGTGTATTTTTTTCTTTGTTTTTCTAATACCATTCTTTTCCTTGTTTCCTGCTGATTTTTCCTTATTTATTTGTTTTTTGTTTTTATTTTGTTTATATGTTGGGTTCATTTGATTAAGTAAACTATCTAAAGCACTCCCACCGATCATATGAGAGTCGATACCACCAGCATTTGCTTCATCTAAATAATTTTCAAATGGTTCAATTTTTTCAGAACCACCTCTGTAGTTCATTAGACCAATAGGAACAGCAAGATTTGGTTTATAATTTACAATATTTTCAACATTTATATTTTCTTTAAATATTCCTGAATCAGTCATATATCCACCGCTCATAACTTTATTGTATTCGCTATTATAAATAAAATTAATAGACATTCTCTTATATTATGGTGATAAATATTATTAAAATTATGAACTGTAAAATCTTTTAATTTCTATGTTAGATTTACTTTCCCGTCTATTTTTAATATGGTTCATTAAGTCATTTGTTAATTTATCATCATTAAAATAAGATTTAATACTTTCTTCTATAAATTTATAACTAAGTGGTGTTTGTATATTTGTTGTTGCTATTTTAAGTTTACCGTCACTTATTTCAATCGTAGAATGTGCTGGATGTTTTCGTTTCATATATTCTACTATATTATTACCAAGTGAGTTTTTTTTAGTTCTTATTTCTTTTACCTTATCATTATATGCTTTGACTTGGTTATCGTATAGAACCCATGTTTTTATATGTTCTTCTAAATTCATTATATATTACGAATTATATAATAAATTGAATATTTTTTATTGAATATTAATTTAGCGACGACGTTTCATACTACGAATAAATTTTTTCATGTTACGTCGAGACTTTCCTGAAGTTCTTTTAACACGTTTGGAATAAGATCTTTTAGCGGCTACGAGACCGAAAGGAACGATTGCTGTAGCGATAGTTTCTAATACTCCACCTCTACGTTTGCTAGTAATTTTTTTATTTTTTCTTCCTGCTTTTTGTGTTTTACTTAATTTTCGGTTAAACTTGCGAATAGCCATATATTATATGATTATATATTAATTATTTTTCCCTATAGATTTAGAACGAAGAAGTAATATAAAATTTCCTAAAATTATTAAGAAAGATAATATTACAAATAATAATGAAATAAAAATGTAAGGCCATATTTCTATCATAATCATATCTATTATTGGGTAAAACATTTCTTTTATATTTTGTTTAACATCTTCTCTTTTTAATACACCGATACATTCATTTATTAGTTTTTCTTTTGTGTTCTCCATATTTAATATAAATAATAATATTTTAGATTTTTAATGCGATTAAAGATATATAAAATAATATCCTCAAGAAACATGGACCAGAAGATAGATATTCCCAACGAAAAATATGATTTTAATAACGTGACACTTAGTACACCGATTAGTGTTTATGGGGGGGCATACTTTACTAAAATAACAAATGAAGGAAACGATATTTTTATACAAACACCTATGTGTGGAACAAAAGCTGGTGTTGTTAAATCAGGAAAAAGAATGTTTATAGATTTGTTATTTGATAAAACAGATGAAAAAATAGTGATATGGTTTGAAAATTTAGAAGAAATGGCTCGAACTCTTATTTTTGATAAAAAAGATGATTGGTTTCAAGATACGATTGAAATGGATGATATAGAAAGTGCTTTTTCGCCTTCAGTAAGGTTATATAAATCAGGAAATTATTATTTGATACGTGTATTTTTAGATAACCCAAGAATGTATGGTGGGTCAAATAGTGTATCTATTTATGATGATAGAGAGAAAGAACTTTCGGTTGAGGATATTACGAGTGAATCAAAAATAATTTGTATTTTACAAATACACGGAATTAAATTTACAAGTAAAAGTTTTCAAATATATTCACAGGTGAAACAAGTTATGGTTATAAAAAATAATATATTTAATAAATGTTGTATTAAAACGGGTAATTCAAGTGATATTAAAGTAGATGATATAGATGTGTCTTCAACAGAGAATATAGATAATATTGAAGATGTTCAAAGTGATATACCATATAATAAGGAAGAATTACAAGAAGAAAATATTGTTATTGAAACTGAAAAAAACTCTGTACTTCATGATATTGAAGAACCTATTGAAGAAAAGGATGATATTTTAAAAGAAGAATATATTGAAGATAAAAACGATTTGAATAAAGAAGAAAGTGTTAATCTTGAATTTGAGGATTTAACTCCTACAAAAAACCCAAGTAATTTTAATGATTTGGAAGAGTTTGATATGGAATTAAATTTAGATCAAAGCGATAGTATAACATTAAGGAAATCAAATGATGTATATTATGATATGTATAAAAAAGTTAGAGAAAAGGCAAAAGAGGCGAGAAAAAATGCTTTACAGTGTTATATCGAATCGCAAAATATAAAAAATACGCATAATTTAGTTTTATCAGATGATTCAAGTGATGATGAGTATGAGAAACAATTGTATTCAAATGAAGATAATGAAAATGTGAATGAAAATAACATAAATTAAGGGAGTATTTAGTTTTAGTTTGTTTGTTTAGGGAACATAAATATAATTGTTAAATATCAATATATATATGATTTTTGTAAAATTATTTTATCATATATTTTATATAAGATGGCAGGTTTAAAAAGCACGCTCAATAAAGTTTATTCTGGTATTACTGGTTTACTACCTTCTATGAAGAAAGATACTACTAAGTTGATTATTTTGCTTTTAGTAGTGGGTCTTGTTGTATATTTCTATAATAATATGCAGCTTCCCAAGCTCGGTATGGCATCAGGACGTTCCAAAACAGGAACAACTACTTCTGTTGAACAAGGAGTAAAACCTGTTCAAACCAGTCCCGAAGAACAATATACAAAGGTTCAAGGGATTGCTACTGACACACATGGTCTTGCCCCGAGCTGTAACGGTGGTGATAAGGTAAACCCTATGGACCTTCTTCCTAAGGATAAGAATAGTGAATGGGCAAAACTTAACCCGCATGGTTCAGGTGAGCTTGCTGATGTAAATCTTCTTAAGTCAGGACACCATATTGGTGTTAATACTGTTAATAATACTATGCGTAATGCAAATCTTCAGATTCGTTCAGAACCCCCTAATCCCCAAGGTCATGTTGGTCCGTGGAACCAAACAACTATGGAACCTGACCTTCAACGTAAAGAACTATAATAATAAAAAGTTTTTAGTTGTATTTTAATTAATTAATATAATATCAATAATAAGTATGTGTATTGATATTTTAGGATATATTATTGTTACTATAGTTCTTATCTTATGTATTAAAATATATAGAGAATCAGATGCGTTTAATCTTAAGTGTATTATATCTGATGTAGATGGTAATAAATATTGTGTTCGAGAACGTGCAAAGCTTGAAATGGCGGCTGATTTACTTGCACAAGTAACTAAAAAAATGACAGATTTAGTTAATTATATGGATGAAAATCATGGAGATCAAGAAAGAGTAAAAAGATTAGTAAAGAATTTTGACCCGGCAAGTATAAGTGAAACTCTTCCAACAAGTAAGCTTACCGCTTATAGTGAGAATAAGGGTGAAAAAATTGCTTTTTGTTTGAATAAATCAAAAAATGGTAATAAGCTTATTGATATGGAGACACTTACATTTGTTGCTATACACGAATTATCACATGTTATGTCTCTTGATGTAGGTCACGGTGATGAATTTTGGACAAACTTTAAATATTTATTAGAAAATGCTGAGAAGGCAGGTATATATAAAAATATAGATTACAAGGAAACACCTCAGACATATTGTGGAATGGAGATAACAGATAACCCATATTTTGATTATTAGATATATTAGTGCACCAATATAAGTGATATAATATTAAGCATTAAGTTATCATTTTTTAAATCATATAATATATATAATAGATATGACTATATATTATAAATTTCATCATTTGATAGGAGAAGATGATATCAAGAACATATATGCTTTTATTGGAAATGAGGAACCAGAAAAACTGGATCTTTTTTTAGATAAAACAGAAGGATATATGGAACGCGTTATATATGTGAATGAACTTATATATCCGGACGACACTATTGAAATAGTTAAGCGTAAATTAGTAAATCATATACCAGATTTAACATATCCTGAATTGCATATGTTTTGTGTGAAAAAAAGCAATATGACATATAGGGAGTTCACAACAAGATTTTTTAGTAAAAAAAGTAAATATCAAAGCAAGCATTTAAAAGTAATGATGAGTAATATATTAAAAGATGATGATAATCGAAAACATTTTGATAATATGTCTACTATAGGAGATATAGATTTTTCAAAACCATTTACAATATATACAAGTGTTGATAAATTTAGTGAAAATGAATTTATGAATTATGTAGTTAATCCTTTTACTATTGAAGATGAATCATTTTTACGTAATTTTAGTATAGGTAGAAATAATGGAGAACCCATTATAAATTATAATATAATTGAGGATAACAATTTGTATTTTTGTGATGCTGAAACGATAATAGGTAGTTTTACTGATATATCGCCATTAAACATAATAAAATATTATTTCCCTCTATTGGTTGATTATGACATAAAAAATTTAGATGAACTTAAAACAAGAAGAGATATAATTAGTAAATCTGTTGAATCGAAATATAAAAATAATTATATGAAAATAATTAAGAAATACAACGAGTTTCAAAATTTATCTGTAACACCTGATAAGATAAAAAAGGGAATATTATTAATAGAATTTGAGATATTAAATATTGATGGAAACTCTATACCGTTTGATATTATATTTAAAAATATTAATGCTACAAAAGATTATCCTATTGTAAAAACAGTTGTTAATAAAAATATGGAAAGATATGTTAAACTTTATACTGAAAAAACAACTAAAAGTGGTATGAAAATACCATTACTTGATTCATCAACAATACTTAAAACTGTTAAACTTATACCGAATAAACGCGGTGTGTATGTTTATTCAAATATAAGTGAAGAAGATGATGGTGTAAATGGTTCTATTATAATTGGTATTAATGATGAAGGTAATATATACGTGAAAATTATTTTTGAACAACATATAACAAATGAAAAATGTGAAGTTATTTTAAAAAGACATATTGATAAATTTATAGCTAATCAAGCATCTTATTTTATTAAATTGGGTTACAAGTCACTTAAATTTGAAAAATTAGTTCACGATAGTGTTAAAATACTAAACATAAATTATAGATATCTTTATGCAACAAGAAAAAAGAAATTTAATGTCGAAAATATGAAGAATTGTATGAGTGGTGTAATAGAATACGATGATAAATTAACTCAGCGTGAATCAAGCGAACATATTTTTAAATTTCAAAATTTGAGAAGTTTAAATTTAAAGACAAATGTATCCATAGATATTAATTTTAAATTTGATGGTATTGAATATATAGTTAAAAATATTGATTCGTTTGATTATTTTGATGTAATTATTCCAAACTATCTTAAAATAGCATCAGCGTTGTTGTTAGGGGACATTAATAAAACAGAGCAGAAAAATTTGTGTTTTGATACTTCAATTGTAGAAGAAGAACAAAGTAATGATGTTATTGAAAGTGATAAAATAATGATTGAAGAAGACGACGAAGAAGAATTACTCGATAATGATCTTGAAGGTATTTTTTCTTATAAAGATGAGGGTGGATTAGATGATATACTTGGAAATGATTATGATAATTCAGCTGATGAATCTGAAGATGATGAAATTAATTTAGATGATTTATCTCAGGTGAATGAAGATGAAAAAGATGATGAACTTAATTTAGATGATTTATCTCAAGTGGATGAAGATGATGAAGATGAAAAAGATGAAAAAGATGAAAAAGATGATGAAGATGATGAACTTGATATTGATTTGGATGAACTATCACAAGTAGATGAAAATAATGAAGACTTAAATTTATCTGATTTATCTGTTGCAAGTGATGACGAATCTGGTGACGATGTTGATAAAGAAAAAAGTGGAGGAGAAAGAAAATTATGGGTGAAAAGAATCCAGGAAAGAGATGATATTTTTAAAGTTGAAAAATTTAAATCTCCAACACAAACTTATTCAAAAACATGTCCGTCTAATCAAAATAGACAACCTGTGATATTAACAAAGGATGAATGGGAAGAAATAAAGGATAATGAATCACATCATCCTGTTAAAGATAAATATGAATTTAATGAAGAAACAAAAGATAAAAATAAATTTATTCCTGAAAAGGATAGATTTTCTGTTAAATTCCATAGTAAAACAGGTGATGAACATTATTATATATGCCCTAAATTTTGGTGTATAGATAAAAATAAACCGATTAATATATTAAATGATTTGGAGATGAAAGAAGAGAATGGAAGAAAGGTTTTAAAAAGAAATGAAAAGGGTGAAGTAATAGCAAAATCTGGTGTTTGTTCAAATATACATGAATTTGGTGTTAAATATAGTCAAACAAAGGATAAAGATGGAGAACATATTATAGATAAAACTGGAACAAAATTAAAAGAAGGTGCGTTTAATTATCCATCGTTTAAAGATGATGATTATTGTCTTCCATGTTGTTTTAAATATTCAGATAAAAGACAACCTACAAATTTTAATAAATCACAAGAAAGAGCAAATAAGTGTATGAATAATGCTGGGGTTGAAATAGATGGAAAGAAAGGTGATGATTCAAAAGTTGATAATATTTCAAAAGAAATAGATACAGAAACTCAACCACAAAATAAAAAAAGTTTTAATATATCAAACCGTCTTATTTCTGTAATATTACAATCAGATAAATTTCCATTACCAGAAAATAGAGCAGGTTATCTAAATGTAGTATTACAAGAAATATTTTCAAGTGGAATAAAAAAGATGAATTGTGATTCAACAATAATTCCATTTAATTGTTTTTTAAGAATGGGTGTTGAGAAGAGTGAAAACCAGTCATTTATTTCAGCGATGGCGTATGTTCATTCAGTATTTACTAAGTCTTCATATTTACATTCGTTGGTTGATTTTAAAAATGTAATAATAAAAAGTATTAATATAGACCATTATATAAAGTTTCAAAATGGTAATCTTGTATCTCTTTTTTATGATAAAGATAAACTCTTTGATAAATATGACGATAATGTAAAAGTTTCATTACTTTATACAAGTATGATTGATAGTAAAGATGATATGAAAAAAAAAACATTTGACAGAATATATAATTCGTATTTGAATTTTAAAGAATATTTAAAAAAAGATGATAGTTTACTTGACCATACATTATTATGGGATTTGATGTGTCATGAAAATAAAAATATTTTTATAAATGGTATAAATTTGGTTATATTTGAAATTCCTTCCAAAGAAGATGAAAATTATGTTAATATTATTTGTCCATCTAATTATTATACAACAAATAAATTTGATGAAAAAAAAACAACCATATTCTTGGTTAAAATGGACCAGACTTATGAACCTATAATGAATATAGAAAAACAGAGAAAAGCCTCAAAACCAAGTATTAATTTTTTAAAGCCCTCAAGTATTGTTGGGAAATTTAATATAAATAAAATACTAACAAAGGTTCACAGATATTATAACGAATGTTATCCTATACCAAGTATTCCCTCGTTGTATAATTATAAAGGTGATATAAATAAAGATGATTATACACTTCGTTTAAAGAATAACATATATGATTTTTTAACTGGTTCGGGTGATAAATATAATAATATTAAAATGGTTTTAAATAAGAATTGTAAAGTAGTTGGTTTGTATTGTGAAACTAAAGAAGGATTAAAAGGAGTTATACCATGTTATCCAAGTTATTATGATGTTGAAAATGAAAAAAATATAGTTTTTTATAATGATAAAAGTAATTATTCTTCATATGAAAATACTATGAAATTTTTAAAATATATTCAAGATGATTCAAAAAAAAGAATAATACTTTTAAAGAAAAAGGAAAAAGAAGATACATTTTTCTCTACAAAAAATGTTATAAAAGAAGATAAAATAATAGGTGTTATTACACCTTTAAATCATATAATTCAAATAAATCCTCCAATTTTGAAAAAATCTATTGATAAAAAGAAGTATCCATATGATGATACAAATGTTATGTTTTTAAATAATGAAGATGAATATATGGACGCTGTTGTCCTTGACATTATGGGTAAAGAAGATAAAAAAAGAAAAGTATTTGTAAGAAAGTTAAAATTAGAAAATATATCGTTTATGATGTTTCGTCATAAATTAAAAACAATATTGGAAAATCCAAAATTAATAGAAGAAAAAAATAAATTAATTATGATAATTCATGAAGAAGAAATGAGTTACATTAAAAAGTTAAAAGAAATAGAAGATATTTTGAAAAGGTTAATAAAAGAAGGAACAGATTATATACTTGTTGATAAGTTTAGCGATGAATATATGGAAACACTTGATATTGATGATATTCCAAATGATGTATTACAAGAAGAGAGTGATATAATAAATATATCTAGAAAGAATTTGTTAACTGATAAAGAAAATATTTCGGGTTATTTTAAACGTATTTCTGATGAAATTATCAGGTTTCCATCTTTAAGTAAATATATTTTAGACCCTAAGGGTTACATAGAATCAATAAATAGTGATTATAGTCAACGAACAAATGAGATTATATATCCTGAATCGATGATAACAAAACAGATGCTTTCAAATATTGAAAGATGGAGTTCTTTAACACATCCACATGAAATATCATTTGATACAAAACAACCTGTAAAAACACCTCGCTCGGTTATTCGTAAAGAAAATGATGATTGGATAAATTCAAAAATTAAAATTCATGGTGGAACTAATAAACGTAAATTAAGATTAAAACCAAAAACTTATAAAAAAAATGCTATGGTTTTAAGGAAAAAAAATGGAGTTAAAAAAACAAGAAAAAGAGTTGTTAACAAATAGGATATTTACAAGAAAAATAAATATGTAATTTATTATACTTTAATATTGTTATCTCATATTATTATAAAATTATATATTATGAGATTAAATGATTGGTTATTATCGATTGTCATCATAATTATATTTATATTTTTAATGTTATTTTCAACAATTGTTGGAGGTATAGAGGATATTAAAAAGAATTGGCATCTATATAAATGTAACCCATTAATAATGCCATTTGCGGGATTTTTTGGTAAGGATTCGAATGATACATTTTCAAGTTGTGTTGCGAATTCTTCTCAAGGTGCAATGCAAAATTCACTAGGACCAATTACAACAGTTTTTTCGTCTTTAGCAGATGCAGCTGAAAAACAAGAAGAATCGACAAATAATTCAAGAAAATATTCTATGAATATCAGATCAAAATTATCAGGTCTGGGTTCAGGTATATTTGGTATTGTTTTTTCTTTATCTACGGAAATGTCTAAGATTGGTTTAAAAACAAAAGATACAATGAACAAGATTGTTGGGATCGTTGCATCATTTGTTCATATATTATCAACATCGGTTGATACGTTTTCAAGTATATGGAAAGGACCACCTGGTCAAACTATTCGATTTTTAGGTGGAATGTGTTTTCACAAAGATACATTTATTAAATTAAAAGATGGAAATATAAAAAAAATAAAAGATATTTCTACAAATGATATATTAAAAGATGGTTCAGTTGTATTTGGTACTATGAAACTACTTAATCATTATAATAATAAATATTTGGATGATATGTATGTATTAAAAGAAAGTGGAGAAAATAATCAAGATATTATGGTATCTGGTTCTCATCTTATATTATTAAATAAGGAAAACGATGAGTATGTTCATGTAAAGAATCACCCATTAAGTAATAAAATGGAGACAAATGATAATGAATTATATTGTTTAATAACAAATACTCATAAGATTTCTATAGGAAATCATATATTTGGTGATTGGGAAGATAATGGCGAACTTCCTGAAGAAATAAAACACATTCCAAAAAAAATAAAAACCCATATATAATATGACAGTTAACACAAATAATGCGAAAAAAGTCATATTTGATATTTACGATAAAGGATATTATGATAAATATGGAGGAAGTTTTTTACTTGTATTTTTAGTAATTATTTTTATTAGTTCTATGTTGTATTATTCTTATTTTATGGACAATATTGATTATATTCGTGATAATTGGGGAACAGAAAGATGTAAACCATATAATATGCCTTTTGTTGGTGAAGCGTTTCCACCGAAAGATGGCACTTCAAAATTTTCATTTATAGCCAAAAATTTTAATTTTTGTTTAGATTCTATTTTTACGAATATTTCTTCTTCTTTAACAGCACCATTCCATACTATATCAAATAGTCTTATAGGTGTAATTGCTGCTGCACAAATGTCATTAAATTATGTATGGTCCAATTTAAAAAACATTAGACTTAAAATGGGTTCGTTTTCTTTAGGTATTTTCGAAAAAATATATGCTATGTTGTTAGAATTTACTCGAATGTCATATAAAATAAATGATACTGTTTTAAAAGTAAATGGGTTCTTTGCATCTATATTCCATAGTATTATGACTCTTTATCATACGTTAAAATCATTTTTTGGGTCTATGTATCAAATTGTTCAAACAGTTGCTTTATTTTTTATTTCTATGGCAATTATATTTTTTTATATACCGTTTGGTTTTGGATTGCCGATGGCGTTCGTTATGGGGGCTATTGCTTCTGTAGCAACAAGTTTTATGATTGCGTTTTCAGTAGCAGCAGCACCTGTTATTGATCTATCAAAATATTGGATTCCATCAGTTCCTGGATTTTGTTTTTCTGATACAACTTTATTAAAACTAAATGACGGAACAAGGATTAAAATGTGTGATATAAAACCTGGTATGACATTACATGATGGTTCATATGTAACATCAATTTTTGAACTACAAAATTACACAGATAAACTTTATAGATTAAATGAAAATATTCTTATTACCGGAGAACATATGATGGTTATTGATGGAAAGTTTATTCCTGTAAAAAATACAAATATTGAAAAGGTAAAAGAAGAATATACGAGAAATTTATATTGTTTAAATACTAATTCTAAAGAAATTAATATAGATGGATTTATATTTAGTGATTATGATGAAGTTACAACAAATGAAAAGTTGAGTTTATATCAAAATATGGGAGAAATATCGAAAGAGAATTTTTGGAGACATTATGAAGGCGGTTTTCATCCAGAAATGATGATAGAAATGGAGAATGGAACAATTAAGAAAATTATGGATGTAAATTTGAATGATAAATTAAAAGGTGGTATTAAAGTAAATGGTATTATTATTGGATGTTCTAGAGAATGTAAAAAATATACACGTTTTTGTGATTCTATAAATAATAATCTAATATGTTCAGAAAATATGATTTTAAAAACATCTTTTGGAAATTCTCGTAGTGTAGTAAAAAATATTACACAAAATCATCATACAAGCAGTTTTAATTCAACTACTGTAAATTTAATTACATCTTCAAATATAATTCCTATAGGAAATAATTTATTTTGGGATTTCCATAATTTAATGGAAAATTATTTAGAATAAAATATAATATTAAGATTAATATATATGACAATTGAAATACTTGGTATGAAATTTCGTGTGATTTATTTATTAGTTATTGCTTTTCTAATGTTTTTTATATTTACAAACATTCTTACATGTTCGTGTAGATTATCCGGTGCTGAAATGATTGAGGGTTTCAAAATGGCTATTGGTAGAAATAGAAAAGAAGGTATGGAAGTAAAAGGATATAGCGATGCTTCTCCCAAATATGGTCACGCTGTTGCAGCTCATGAAACAGCAGATATTTCTGGTGCTAAAAAAAATATCGATATGGAACAAGCAGAAGCTGATCGTGCTCTTGATGAGGAAAAGATGTTTGTTTTCTCTAATACAAAATTTTTACCTGAGTGCTGCCCAAGTGCTTATAGCACCGGTCAAGGGTGTGCATGTATTAGTGACAGAATCAAGAATCACATAGGCTCACGCGGAGGAAATAACTAAGTTATACCAATCACATATAAATAGGTTGAAAAAAATATTAAATATAAAAATACTTAGAATACATAGTATATAATTTATTATGTATTCTAGTGGTGAATTGTTATTGATTTCTTATATAAGCATGCTTAACAGATTAAATATTGAAATTCTTTGTAATAAAGACGATGAAAATTATAATTCAAATGATAGATATGTATTACGTAAAATAATTACAGAGTCTATTAGAGAGATAGAAAAAATGGGTGGAAAAGTAAGAATTATAGAAAACGGATTATTTACTTTGGTTCAATATAATGAAAGTGAATGTTCAATTTCTAGATTATAATTAAACCAAATAAGCATATTCGTATTCAACAATTTCACTTCTACATACAAAACATTCTTCGTAGTTGGTTTGACCTGAACACTCGTCACATATTAATATGTGATTACATGGTCTAAATAAAACATTTCTTGGTTGATCACAACACATAATACATTTGACAGCATCTTTTACAATATCTTTTTTATCGTCTTTCAATAGAGTTTCGTATGATTTTATTTGGTATAACAAACAATCGTTATCTATCTGAAGTTTCTTTACATTTTTTTCGTAGTCTTCAAATACATCTACAAGGTTTTCATTTTCATTCAGATCAGTTTTCACAAGGTCATCAATATGTTTCTGTAGTTGCTTATTTTGTTCTTCGAGAATTTTAAATGTTCTTTGTGATCTTTTTAATTTTAAAGCCATACTTTTTATGACTTTTTGTTCCCCGTTGGTTTCATATTTAAATTCGGGATTGTTTTCTAAATTTTCATATTTACTTTCCATATGTAAGTATGAAAATAGACAATATTATTTTTTAGTTTGAATTAAAAAATATGTTAAGTATTAATTATAAATTTTAAATTACATATAAAGCATGTGGAGGTGTTCCATGCCTTTATCCTTTTTCAAAAGCTTCAATATAACATCATTTGTAACAGTATATGGGAATTGAACGTCGAGTGACATTTCTGTTTCAAACAAGTTGGTTCCCGGTTTCATTAGGCGATACAAGTTCAACTTTGTATAAATAATTTCCAAACACCTTTTTAGATTTCTAACACCTTTTTCTTTGTGTGTATAATTTTCAACAATATATCCAATAACTTCGTCGCTAATAATAATATCTTCTTGTGTGAATTTAATTTGCTCACGAATTTTTGGAAGAAGATGATCTCTTGCGATTACTACTTTTTGTTTTCCATCATATCCGTCAGTTTGGATACGATACATTCTATCTCTAAGAATAGGATTAACTTTTGATTCATCGTTGTAACTGAATATAAATAGACATTTACTTAAATCGAATTTTACTTCCGAGAAGTATTTATCCTGAAATTCTGTATTTTGTGATGTATCTGTAAGATGAGTAAGGATACCAGCGATTTCTTCACCTTTTGGTGTATCACTAATTTTATCCAATTCATCAAAGTAAATGACTGGATTCATAGATTTACATTTCATAAGAATTTCAACAATTTGACCCCATGAACTACCCTCATATGTGTATGAATGGCCTTCAAGAAAGCTACTATCTGTAGCACCACCGAGGGCGATGAATGCGAATTCACGTCCAAGGATTTTACTGATACCTTCTTTTACCAATGTTGTTTTACCTGTTCCCATAGGACCTTTGATAGCGATTGCTGTTCCTATTGCTGAAGGATTTGAAATCCATTGACCAACAAGTTGCATAATTTGCATTTTTGCGTCATTTAGACCATATACAGCAGAATCAAGTGTATCTTTTGCTTTTTCCATAAATTCATGACAGGCATCAACACCTTTATCTATGCTGATATCCATATTTTTATATGTATTAAATGGGATTTTCATGAATGTATCCACCCAGTTTTTAATTTTATAGAACTCTCCTCCACCGGGTTCCATATAACGCAGCATATTTAGTTTTTTTAGAGCACATGCTTTCATATCTGGTGGCATATCACGTTCAAGAATAGTAAGGCGATACGGTTTATCTATTTTAGAAATCTTGTTAATTTCTTCAAGCTCATTAATAATTTTTTCTTGTTCTTGAATTTCCATTTTTTTAAAGAACTCAAAATCATTCATAACATTTTTATCTGATAATAATTTACGAAACGATGTTGTATTTTTAGTTTGTTTTTTTGAAATATTTTTTTTGTATTTTTTATCTATTTCGATTAGTTCCTGTTCGGCTTTTGTAAGTAATTGTTTTGTAACATCGTTGGGTTTTTGTTTGATTTGTTCTTTGAGTGATACAATAAGTTCTCGAGTATTTTCAATATCTTCTTTTGTATAATTCTTAGGTGTTTTTGATTTTTTATTTTTTTTGTTTTTATTTTTTGATTTTGATTTCCCTTCATCCTCATCCTCCTCATCATCTTCATCCTCCTCATCATCATCTTCATCCTCATCATCATATTCATCTTCATCCTCATCATCATATTCATCTTCATCTTCATCTTCATAATATTCATCTTCATCGAAATCATAATCTTCATCTTCATCTTCATCTTCATCATCATAAGCATCCATAATATTTATTTTTCCATTTTTACCTCCACCAAGAGTAAATATAATGTTAAATTTTTTATAACCATTATCGTTATCATTATCTTCCTCTTCATCACTTTCTTCTGTTTCAGTATCTTCTTCACTTTCTTCTTTTTGGACACGAGATTTTTTATTTTTTTGTTTTTAGAACGTGTTACTATTTCGTTTTCACTATCACTATCACTATCACTATTATCATCTTTTTTTTGTTTTTCTTTTTTAATATTTTTAGATTTTACTTTAGATTTATATAATTTATTCATTAGTTTCTTAAATTTAGATTTATCCAAATCTACTTCTTCTTCCTCTTCTGTTTCAGAATAAATGTCTTCTTCGTCGTCACCATCACCATTTTCAGAACCATAATCGTCTTTATGAGAATGTTTTGTATCTTTTTTTGACTTTGCTGAAGGTGATGTAGCTTTGGAGCGTTGGGAGTGTTTATCTTTAGTTGATGGAGGCATGATTGTTTTACTATATCATGATATAGTTTTTTTAATTCAATTTTGCATATCATTATTAAATTAAAATTGAAAAAGAATATAAATATATCTAATCAATATACAAAATGGTCTCGTCAAAAAAATCAAATCAGTTACATTCTAAAATTGTCGGAGTACAATTTAGCATATTATCTCCCGATGAAATTAGAAAGGCTTCAGTTGCGGAAATTACAAACAGAGATACTTATGAAAATAATAAGCCTAAAATAGGAGGATTGTTTGATCCTCGTATGGGTGTTCTTGAGCCTGGACTTATATGTCCAACTGATGGACTTGATTATATAAAAACACCTGGATATTTTGGTCATATAGAATTGGCTAAACCGGTATTTTACATTCAATATTTAAATACTTTAATGAAATTGTTACGATGTGTATGTTTTAAATGTAGTAAGTTGTTACTTAATAAAGAAAAATATAAACATGTTCTTGATATGTCTCCTGAAAAGAGGTGGGATTTTGTGTTTGCGTTGGCAAGTAAATGTAAGCGTTGTGGTGAAGATACGGAAGACGGTTGTGGGTGTAAGCGTCCTAATAAAATAAAAAAAGAAGGACTTGCGAGTTTGACAGCTGAGTGGGAAAGTAATGAAGGTCCTCCTATTGTTCTTAAACTTACACCTGAGTTTGTTTTAAAAATGTTTAAACGTATAAGTGATGAGGATGTCACATTTATGGGATACAGTCCTATTTGGTCAAGACCCGATTGGATGATTTGTCAAGTTCTTGCTATTTCACCTCCTGCTATTCGACCTTCTGTTAAACATGATGCGCAACAAAGAAGTGAAGATGATACAACGCATATATTTGTAAATATTATTAAAACTAATAAAATTCTTCAAGAAAGGATGGAACAGAAAAACCCTCCTGTTTCACCAAATGTTATAGAAGATTGGGCACTTATGTTACAATACTATGTTGCAACACATATTGACAATAAAATACCTGGTGTTAATTCGGTAGCACAAAGGTCCGGTCGTCCTTTGAAATCAATAAAAGAACGACTTAATGGTAAGACAGGACGCGTAAGAGGAAATTTGATGGGTAAACGTGTTGATTATAGTGCGAGATCTGTTATTACAGCTGATCCAAACTTATCTATTCGTGAATTAGGTGTTCCACTTAAAATAGCAAAAAATATTACAAAACCTGTTGTTGTAAATGATAATAATAAAAATTTCCTTATGAAGCTTATTCAAAATGGACCAGATAATCATCCTGGTGCTAAAATATTAGAAAAAAATAACGGTGAAAATATATCATTACGTCATGCTGATCTTAAAACTATAACACTTAGAAATGGTGATATTGTTCATCGTCATATGATGGATGGAGATGCTATATTATTCAATCGTCAACCGACACTTCATAGAATGAGTATGATGTGTCATGTTGTGAAAGTTATGAGTCGTGGTGATACATTTAGGATGAATGTTGCTGATACAAAACCTTATAATGCTGATTTTGATGGCGATGAGATGAATCTTCATATGCCACAAGATGTTGAATCTGAGGTAGAGCTTCTTCATCTTGCTCATGTTCCATATCAACTTGTCAGTCCAGCAAATAATTCGTGTATTGTAGGTATTTTCCAAGATTCTTTACTTGGAGCTAATAGATTTACACGAGATACTGTAAAAATGAACCAACGTGAAGCGATGAATTTATCTATGTGTTGTAAAAAAATAATTCCTGAAATATTTCAAAATAAAAAAATTACTAGTTTCGACTTACTTACACAGATAATGCCAGGATTAAGTGTTAAAAATAAAACAAATTCTTTTAAGGACGATGAAGATGAATCATCATCAAATAATATTATTGAAATTGTTAACGGTGAATATAAACGTGGTATGCTTGACAAGGGGTCTCTTGGTTCTGGTTCAAAGGGTCTTCTTCATCGTGTATATAATGATTTTGGAAATATGCGTTGTTCACAATTTATTGATGATCTTCAAAATGTTGTTACTGAATATATGAAAACATCTTCATTCAGTGTTGGTATTAGTGATCTTATATCAAATGAAGAAACAACCCAAAAAATTAATGAAATTGTATTTGATAAGAAAAAGGAGGTTAAACAACTTCTTGACCAGGTTCAACTTGGTGTTTTTCAAAATGATTCAGGAAAAAGCAATAAAGAAGAGTTTGAAACACAAATTAATGATATATTGAACAAAGTGTCACAAGAAACTGGTAAGGTTGGTTTAAAAAGTCTTAGTGCTGATAATCGTTTTGTAAGAATGGTGAAAGCTGGGTCAAAGGGTAGTGACCTTAATATATCATTCATGATTTCATGTTTAGGACAACAAAATGTTAATGGAAAGAGAATACCATATGGATTTGATGACAGAACACTTCCTCACTTTTCAAAATATGATGACTCACTTGGTGCTCGTGGTTTTGTAGAGAACTCTTATATTAATGGATTATTTCCTGAAGAGTTATACTTTCATGCCATGGGTGGAAGAGTTGGGCTTATTGATACTGCAGTAAAAACGTCACAAACAGGTTATATTCAAAGACGTCTTATTAAAGGAATGGAAGATTTAAAAGTAGAATATGATATGACTGTTAGAAATAGTAAGGGTAAGATAGTACAATTCGTTTATGGTGATGATAATATTGATACGGTAAAGGTTGAAAATCAAAAATTACCACTTGTAAAAATGTCATATGAACAAATATATTCACACTTTTATATTCCTGTTGATAATGTAATACTTTATACAGCTTCGGCAAAGAAGCGTTTTAATAGCCAAAAG